GCAGCAATGCTTAACTCATTAGCTGCCATTCTGTTATCTATGCTTCACAAAGATGAAGCAGTGTAAGAAATGAAGTAGGGGGCGAGTCGTGAATCGCATCTTCACGGTCGTGAATCCAAGATTCACGCATCGACTTGGTAACCATTGGTTGTTGCGCAACGATGGCGCAACGTCTCCAAGGCTGCTCCACTTCCCCCAGATCAACCCCGGGGGTAGGGAGGGTCTTTTCCTCAGAGGGGATATGCCTCAAAACCGCGAAATACAGCGGGAAAATCCTTAGCGACCGTCGCCAGTAAAAGACCAGGAAGTAATCCGCTCTCTCACGCGAAACCAGCAAAATCCGGGTGATGAGGAATCCGCTCAGAGCGAAGAACAGGTCCACCCCCAGCCATCCCGCTGAGATGATCCGGTGAGCGAAAACCTCAACCGGGCCTGATGGGGAAAAACTTCCCCAGGAGTGAAGCAGAACCACCCAGAGAACCGCGATTCCCCGCAACTCGTCCAGCCCCTGAATCCGGTCTTGACCGGTCGGGACTATCCCCGTATCAATACGCGCAGCCATGAAAGGCACCTCCCTAACAGGTGTCTGATTGGCAGGGGGTCGGGGTGTTGACGCACCCCGGCTCCCGACTTTATCTGATTACGGGGAAATCATACGACCGGATCATTCGGGAATGCAAGAGGGGTCTTGTTCGCCTTACGGATAAACCACAAGCTGACTCGGGTCGAATTTCTTCAGCTTCAAAGCCCCGGCAATCCCGACGTAAGAATCGTTGCACTGGAGACCGTCTGTTGTCTCAATACCGTTCGTCCCGTTCTCGTGGAATTCCCAGAGAACCGTCAAATCGTGATCCAGAGCCAACAGGGTTCCGCCGTCAATTACGACGTAAACATGCCCCGTCTGGTCACAGCGAACGTGCTGGATTGTCGATCCATAGGACGAGAAATCAAATGATGTTTCGACCGAGAAATCGGACAGAGAGTAGCGGTAAACAACAGATCCTGAACCTGTGAACATTACGGTGTTTGAGTAGATGTTCTGACGCCTCTTGACTCCGAATCCCGCTGTAACGGCAGGAGCAAGAGCATGGATCAGGCTTCCACTTCCGTCGAATACCCAAACCGATCCGGTATCCGTACCGTCGCTTACCGATGTTGCGAAGAAAACATACAGCGTTCCATCAGTGTCGAATTCTGCGAATGAGGGGTATGGTCGCGGAGGACTTCCCCAAACATATCTATTTGTCCATACCGGGTTCCCGTCCGAATCGAGAACAACAGCTCCGGCCCCTTTTACGTCAGATGAACCGCCTGTACCGATATCAGCGTAACAAGCTGCCACCAGAGATCCGTCATGCATCACATCGCAATTGCTGATGATGTAGGGGCTATAACTCCCTGAGGGAACTGCGCCCGGAACAAGGTAACGCCAAATCCTTGTGTCTATGGGGTCAAATTTCGAAATGTAGTTTCCAAAAGTGTTGTTCGCCCGATAGATTGCCCCGTCATTATCAGCCTGCCAATCACCTGTGTCTTCGTTGAACTCTTCCTCAAGCAATGAAGTCTGATTTATCAAATCGCCATCTGGAATTGACCACTGACACGCATCCCACCGATTAAATGGAGTGCCGAGGCGATTTACAGTGACTGCCACATCATCCCCGCCAAGCTGAAATCCGCTCACGCCATCACCGGCAGGATTCAACAGACTGCGATGCTTTTTCGACCACTGGTGTTCACCATCAGAATTGAAAACCCGATGCGTGATTTTCTGATTGCAGCAGCGGCAGCCCATAAAACCCGGCATGGTCAATCCTCAAGACAGAGACAGGGACTTAGTTCCCATCCTGTCTGCTCACTCGCCAATGAGTCGCAGGGAATCCAGATTGCATAACAGAGCGTTTCATCTGGAATCGGAGTGGCATCCTCAGCAGCCCGATAGAAACCCTGATAGGTGTCTCCTGATCCGGTTTCGCTCCCCTTTGAACCTGTCGTGAACTGGAAACCTCCGAACGTGTTCGGATCAATCTCTTCCGTCGTGATGACAATCCGCATGGGATGCCGCCCATTCCTTGCGGACGGCTCAAGAACCCCATTCCCGGACGGGATGATATTCGCCTTGTTCTGCTCAATCCACTTGGTTGCAGAGGCAATCCGTGAGGCTGCATTCTGATTGAAGAGAACCCCGTCTGTCATGGCAGCACCAGACCGAGATAATTGAAATCGGTTGTTTCATAGGCGTCGTAGTTTTTGAACGTGACCGTTCCAGCAATGATCGACGCACTAGAAAGAGGATTACCATTGTCATCCAGTGGCCAAGGCTGAGTCACTTCCTCACCGTTATCGTCAAGGATAGGAGCAATCATACCTTTTGAAGAATTCCACGCCATGTATGCCGCATTGAGCAGTTTCGGTTGCCATCCCAGAGGGTGATAGACGAACTCATAGAACGTCTTGAAGAACTCGACTCCGTTGGAATTGTCCTGAGACACGCTCGGAATTCGGCACATCAGATAGCCCGCCGAAATCCCCAGAAATGTCGCACTGTTCACCCTGCCGGCAATGTTTTTCATCGCATAGATAGGGTAGACAGCCTCATTCCGCTCCGCACGGAAGACCACCATCATTCTCGTGACCATCAGCGGAGGATTCGGAGGAAGCCCGTTAGACAATAGAACCGGTTTCCCCTTCACATCCTTTGACATTGGAAGCTGAATCGGTTCCGTCGAAGTAGTCCAACGAACTTTCGCCCCGAGAGGAGTTCCGTTTGTGTCCCCCTGCTGTGCTGTGGGAGCATTCGTCGAATAGGTGACAGACAGATTCCATGTGAGTGCGTTTTCAGTCCGTGTTGCTTCCCTCGATGATACGCGGGCATTCCGGTTGAAACTGTCTGCCTCGAACATCTGAGGAACGCGAGAGGACTTGAGAATAATGTCCTGATTGGTGACAGCGGTATCCGTGGTGACGACGTATGTTCTCGTGTATTCGTAGGTAGTGAACCCGTCGGACTGGTTCCACGAATCCCGTCCACTCTGTGGGAGATTCAGACCCGGACTGCAAGTAGTAACCTGTGCCATTAGTTTAGCCCCACGACTGGAATGGTTTTTTTCTGCCGGCCAAACTCAGTCAGCATCTTTTCTAGAATCTTGACCGCTGCCGCGCCATTCTTTTCAATGTTCTTGTCTGTCTGAGAAACCTCAGGAGCCTTTGCGGGCTGAAGTTGCGCGTATGATCTGGCAATAGAATTGGCCATCACGCCATAGGCTTCCGTTGAGCCTTTCGAGAAGGCACCGGAAAGCATTTCCGAATCCTTCATTTTCTTTTTCTTGAACGTCTCGTCGGCAAGCTGTTTCTCTGCCCGAAGAGTCTCCTCGTCAGTCAAAAGACCTTCACGCTTCAGATTGTTGATTCGTGAAAGCCCCTCCTCATATTTCTCCTGAGGTGTCTTGATCTTCTCCCAGATTTGTTCAGCTTCCTGCCATTGCATGCTGTACAGATCAAACTCGCTGTTCATCTGCAAGGTTTCTGCCCTGATATCACTCTCTCTCTTGTTGACTTCGATCTGCCTGGAAGAGAGTTCAATCTGACGATTCAAGAGGAGTGCAATCCTGTTTCTGGAGTTTTCCTCTTCAGAAATTAGGTCATTCATTCGCTTTTGAACGTCTGCCAGCTTCTGGCCATCGATATATCTTTGAACGAGATCAGACTTTCCGAAAAAAGTTTTCTGCTGATCCTTTTTGGCAAGAACATTCGCCTCGTCGATAAGCTGAGAACGCTTCGTCGAATAGAGAGCAGCGTCACGTCGCAATTGCTCCATCTCGTTATTGATCTGCTTGGCAGTCGAGTCGCTGTCTCCGGCAGACTTGATTCCCGAGACTGTGTCCCTGAATTGCTGATATTCAGCAAATGATTTTCTAAGGTTTTCAGAGGCGTCCCTGAGCTTGTCGGCCTTCTTGGCTGCCTCCTGGGCTTCATTGCCAAACTTGAAGAACAATGAACCAACCATCGCTGCCGTAAGTCCGATAGAGGCGATGATTCCGATTGTTGGATTCATCATGCTCGCCGCGAATGTCAGATTGTTCCCGGCAGCCATCAACGCACCAGCAAAACCCCTTGTGCCGAATTGAGTGGCCGCATCTTCCGCAGCGAAAGCGAGCTGCTGGATAATCATCGACCGATTGCCACCGATCCCGCCTGACATCAACTGAGCTGCCTGACCGTCACGAATCGTTTCCCGCATCTGCGCACGGCCAATACGTTCTGCCAACTTCTCCTTGATGGCAAGAATCTTGGCTGCCTGTGCATTCTCGGCAGCAATCTCGGCAGACCTGCGAGCTGTGACCGCTGCCCTTTCGGACGCTATAATCGAGGCTGTCCTCTTGGCCATATCGGCCTGAATCTTTTCCTGTGCCTGAGCCTGCGTTAATCTTGCATCGCTGATCTGCTGCAAATGGTTCCACTCCATCCGCTTTGATCGCTCAACAACACCTGCCAGATAATCGGCTTTCCCTTTCTCGATCTGCTGCATCTGTGCAGCGGCCTTTTGTTCCGCTTCAAGTTGAGCCTGCCTTGCTTCCTTGATCTGCTGAATATGCCTGAATTCCATTCTTGCGGCATTCTCAGACACCTTTGCGATGTAGTCAGCTTTGCTCTGTGCGAGTTTCTGAGACTCGTCAGCGATTGCCTGTTCAGCCTGAGCCTGTCGCTGCCTTGCTTCAGTGATTTGCTGAAGATGGGCATATTCCATCCGCTTGGCGTTCTCAGACACCTGAGCGATGTAATCGGCCTTCTGCTTTGCAATCTGCTGTTGTGCAGCCGCTGCCTTGGCTGCTTCTGCAACCATCCTTTCGTTGGCAGCCTTGGCGTCCTTCTCCGCAGCGATGAAACCAAACGGGTCGTAATGCTGGACAAGCTGGCCTTGCGCTCGCTTGGTGGTCTCAGAGTCGATCAGTCCTTTGTCTTTGAGGGACTGAACATTGGCCAGTTCCATTTGGAACTTTTCAAGGTTCGTGCGAGTCCCCAGAAACAGGGAATCAGCCGCCTTTTGCGCAGCCTTCATCCCTGCCGCGAAATTGCTGGTGTTTGCCAGCATATTAAAGACAAGATCGTTACCCGCCATCGAGACCCTTTCCGTTTGCTGCGTCTATGCTCTTGTGGAACTGAGCCAACGCCGCAAACTTGTTCGCCAACTCTTCCCCTTCGCTGGCCACCGGCTTGATTCCCTTCATCTGGCACCAGAACTGATACCACTTGTGGAACTGCGCAGAACTCATTCTCCTGAGCATCAACTGAGGATCAGGGCAACCGAAATTCCAGGCCAATTCATGGGCAAACCAATCCATGCCCTCTAGGGCTTTTTTGGCTGGTCATCCCCTTCACCGTTGACCCTGCGAGCCGCAAGGAAACAGCGATAAAGCGGAGGCTGAAACGTCTGAGAGAGTTTTTCAAGACTCTCCTCAGTGAACAGCTTTCCGTTCTCCTCATTCACAGCAGAGGCAAGAACCCATGCCGCAATCATTTTGCCCTCATATTCCGGGAAGGCTTTGCCGTCCTTCCCGTAATACTTGTCATTGAAAGCCACCATTTCGGCAGCAGACATTGCACGCATGCGAACGTCGCCCCCCCATTCAGGGCAGGCGACTACTTCGCATGGCCATTCGGCAGACAGAATCTCTTCAGCGGTCAGAAAACCCACGTAAACACCTCATTCATCATGCGGTAAATGTCACTGATCCGGTCAGCTTGACGGTCACAGTCGCTTCAGACTTGTTGTCAACAACCAGATTTCCCAGGTCATAACCCTTGATGAAGCCAGAGAACGCATAGGTAGCGTTACCGGCGTCAGCAAGAGTGACAGTCCAGCTAATCACGGTTCCCGCCGCGAACGCCGTCAGCAACGCCTGATGCTGCGAATCAGCGGGGTCATGATTCATCTTGAAATTGAATTCGCCATAGTCAGGAACCGTCGGACGAAAAGTCCTGACTGTGGAGTCGAGGTCAGTCGTATCAAGCTCAGGGTTCGCCATGTTCGGCGGCTTGAGATCGAAGATCTGACCGATCAGATTGGTTCCATTCTTGAGGGTTGAACCCTTTCCAGGAGTAATCGCCATTTCATTGCCCTTTCAGCCTTCTGTGGGTCAGACCAGAAGGGCAAAACCAAATTGTCAGGAGGGAACGGAAAGCTCCCGTTGAATCCTGTAAATCAAAACCACGATGTAAGATCCGACTGTCTCGCCGTCCCCGGGAGGAACGTAGTCATCGGCTTCATCCTCAAACACGACAGAGAAGATTTTCGAGGAACCCCATGTGCCGCTCTCACCCTGCATTCGCTGCCGGACTGCCTCGGCAATCTGATCGACAGTGAGAATGTCAGTCGAGAGACACCACAATTCAAAACGGCCTGTTTCGACACCCGATCCACTGTTGAGATCATGCCCCGGTTCAGAGGAAACACGACGGACGGTGATTGAATCACCCTCCGCATTGGGAGCGCGAACGATGCCATACACCCGATCCGAGATGAGTCCCGAAATCGTGGTATCTGTTTTCAATCGCTCTGTGAGGTCCGCCCTAAATGACATTGAATTCCTTCTGAACCAGAGAAATCACAGTCGATTCAAATGTCCCTGCCACCTGTGACCGTTGAGCCTGAATCACTGATGTCAGGACGAGATGAGGTCTCGCCTTTCCGGTGTATCTGTATCTGAAACCTGTCCTCTCGTGGGCAGGCTGATGGCTTCCATCTTTTCTCTTGTAGGATCTGGTTGTGTATCCGGTTGAACGCTCATCTGTTCCCAAAATGTAGAGGTGAGCATGAGGGACAATCAGACGAGATCCGAAAACCTTCTTTTTGTAAGCACCGTATGCCGCAACATCTGCCCTGAGTTTGTTGACGCCCAGACCAGCCTTGGCGACCGTCAACACATTGGAACGCGAGCGAACGCTGCTCCCGATTCCTCTTTTGATCGATTCGAACGGGATAGCAGCCCGCATCGGCCCTTCGAGCTGCTTCATGGCAGTGGATGCTGCCTTTTTGACGATTTCAGGAGCCTTGAGCGGAACCCTCCGAAGGGCTTCCAGCACGTTGGCCTGTCCGTCAATTGTCATTGAAATCTGTATCACTTTTTCACCATGCAATTGAATGAAAGAGTGTTGTCCCGATAGCTCTCCTGCTGAACGCTGATGATTCCCAGAAGCAGCGAACGCCAAACAAATCTGTAAGTCAGTGGATTGATTGCCCGAGTCACGGAATCGGCGACCATCTTGACCACGTAATCCGTCTCCAACTGCACCTGGCGAGCGAAATAAAGCTCCCTGCCACCCTCGCCAATCACTTCTGCCCAATAAGTTCCGACCAGGCTCTCCGAAGGGATGCGCTGACCCACGCTATTCAACGAAGAGCCTGGATCGGAATAGATTGCCACCCGCTGATCTCGCTTTCCGGGGTCCATCAAATGCCCCCCCAATTCAAGGTATTCAGCAGGTATCCAACGTGAGGAGTAGCCCCCTCAACGTCGGTTGATGCGTTTCGAGTCGTGTACCAGTAAGAGATCAGCAGCAGCATCGCCTGAATGCCGGTCTCAGGAATCACTCCAATGAAGTGAGTCCCGGTCCCTGTGCTGGTGATGTTCACATCGGAACCACTCCCAGACACCTGGAGATTGCAGGACGTGCCAGCCGTATCCGTGTCATAGGCAGTCCCGAGAGACAGCCCACCGGGAAGCGTGTCTGTCGTGCTGAGGAACACCCCGGAAAGAGCTGTTGGTTCAGAAGAGAGGAGCGTTATCACATCCGTGACGGCTGCGGTGAAAGGCCTGGCGTAGCCTGCCCGAAATTTGATCGTGACAGCATCCCTCTGGCAGCGAGTGATTGGCCAGAACTCCCCATACGCCAGTTTGATTTTCCCCGGCTTTTCAGAGGCAGCCACGCTGTAAGCAGAGGTCGATAGAGTCTGAGTCGCCCCATCGGTATCGACGTAGGTAATCGAAACCACATCAACAAGCGGCGCAATACCGAGAGAGATCGTGTCGCAGTCCGGGAAAGAGTCGAGCTTCTGCTGATAAGTGGCAATGACCAGTTGCGTATTGCAGGTGTATTCAACGTGCGCCCTGGCAGCAGAAATCAGGCTCGAAATGAAAGTATCTTCGTCCGTTCCATCCACGCGCAATTGCCGCTTGGCCTGAGCCAACGAAATCGGCTCGGCTGTCGGGTCAACGATGCGTGATGTGTAACGGTCGATAATCATTTCTTGCCTTTGCTCTGCTTGGCGGACTGCTCTTTCACTTCCTCAAGGATTCCGCGACGTGCGAGCGTGTCAGCCATGCCGTCGTGAAACTCCTCAACCACCTGTCCCGGTTCAAACTGCTGCCACGGAATGAGAAATCTGACTTTCACGCTGCTACCCTCGCTCTCCACTCTTTGGGAGTGATAAATTCGATGGCACCTGAGTCATTGACCCACGCGCACATTGTTTCGAGATGCCCGATTCCGACTGTCGGAGCGACATAGACCGTATTCCCGGCCTCACGCCAGCGATTCCAGAAATAGATGTCGCCATCTTGCCGGAAGTCGTCGTATTCACCGTTTTCAGGGTTTGGCACGCACTGAAACCACGGCTTGGCAATCTTCTTGAGTGATTCAACCCGCAAGAGCGTCAGACCAAAGTGAGCGGTCTGAACTTCGATAGGCCAGCGGCCCACTTCGACCCGCCCTGAACTCGGCCCCTCCAGAGTTGTCAGCATGTGGACGTGTTCACCCCGCTTCACCTGCAACGGTGCCAGAGCGTCAATCCGGGGATTGTGTTTAAAGATGTCCAGAAGCTGATCCAGTTGGTCAGCAGTGAACATTGAGTCATAGTCGAGAGTCAGAATCCAATCGACACCAGCGTCAACAGCGTCATTAAATGCCCGTTGCATACACTGGCCCCAGAATGCCCCCTGATACCCTGCAACAGGGATTCCACGCCTTCCCAAAGCATCCTGAACACATCCCCAGGCATCATTAAAGCCAAGTCTGGGAACAGACATGACAGCCTTGAGAAAACGAGAACTCTCAACGGGAGAAGTCGGCTTGATGGCTGCCAGATTCAGACTGGCGGGATGGTCAGATGAATCAAGACCGTCGCTCTTCCAAGGCTGGACATTGACGAAACCGGCCTCGGTCAGGAACGAATCAAGCAATTCCTCATCGTAGGCAGACCTGTGAAAGTCATCTTCGTCAGTCTGCCCGCCCATCAGAACGAATTGACGCATTTGACCTCTGATCCTCACAGCCTTATGCATGTCAGGGACAGCCACCCGGATTCTTCCGCCGGGAATAAGAACGCGACACCATTCCTTCAGAGCCTTGCGAGCATCACTGATACTGAAATGCTCCAGAATGTGACTGGCTCGAATCTCCTCAACAGAGTTATCCGGGTATTCCAGCGGACAGGCTTCAATGCCTAGTTTGCGGTCGATATTTTGAAATCCGGGGATACTTGATCCTCCGGAACCGATGTTCAGCCTGAGTCCAGTAGTCATATTTTTTCCTGAGTGGGTCAGAAGCGGGATCGGGAGTTTTGAGTCCCGACCCCGCTAAACAGGAGGAGAGAATCAGAGAATCCGAACGATGTCGTTCGTGGTGTTGACCATGTCGCTCGTCGAACCGGGACATTCGCCCTGTCGGCTGAGAGTGGCCATCGCCCCCCAAACAACGTCGTCATTGGTTGCCGTTGCCGTCGCAAGGCTGAGTTGCAGGTATCGCTTTCGCGCCCGCGTATCGACCATAAACGTGACCGACTTCGCAGCAACCAAGTCCCCATCCGCGCCGGTGATGGTGCAGGACGATGACCAGGTAGCGAAGCTGGAAGTGGTGTCCCCTTCCTTCAGAATGATGGTGGGACCAATCGCGTTGGTATTTTTTTCGATGCCGAAATTGATGTCGATTTTGGCGTAATCGACATTCAGGCAATCGAGGTTTGCAGTGGTAGTGACAGAGTTGGTGTTCGCCTTCGATGCGATCAGAACCACACTCTTATCCTTCTGTGCATTGATAGTCATGTCAGACCCTTTCTGAGAGGTGGTAATAGATCAGGAACCAGGAGTAGCGAGAGCGACAATCGGGCCAGCAACTGAAGCTGAACCGGTGTCGTGAACATTGATGTCGAACCGCTGAGAACCCTTGATCGCAATCTGGTCAGAGGTCCACGCAACCTGATCGCTGATATCAATGGACAACTCGCGACGAGTTCCCATCACGGCAGCCTGTGCCAGATTTCCAAACAGGATGATTCCGGTTGTGGAAGTCTGCGCCCCGGTCGTGGTGTTCATCACCTGAGTGATTTCCACCGGATAACCGAGGAAGGTCGGACCATTGCCGCCAGAGATGTCGGAGCGTGTATTTCCGCCACCGGCGTAGGCCAGCCGTTCCATCGAATTCGCCCAGGCGACATTGGAGCAATAGAACTTCGCTCCAGGCTGGGCATAGAGCGGAAGAGTCCCTGTCAGACCGTGAAAGTCTGCCAGCGTGAGAGAGCTGTAAGCCGTGTGACCGGTTGCAGCGGTGTAGACGGAACCGGCATAGCTGCCAGTGGCGAGACGATTGACTGCCCCGAGAATTCCCGAGTAGGTCGAAGTTCCATCACCCACGAAACCGCACTGGTCTTCCTTCAGGGCGAAGGCATAGGCGATTTCCGATGCGAGATCATCAGCGAGACTGATAATCGCATCATCGTCAAGCTCCTTGCTCCAGTAGGTCAGAGCGGTGAGTTTCTTCGCCGCAAGCTGAACCTGATTCCAAGATTTGCTGGAATCGGTGTAAGCCGCTTCCTCAGCCTTGAAATAGGCAGTCAGACCACCCGCCCGGCGATTCATGGTCAGGGTGTCCGAACTCATCGGCATGCGCTGACAGTTGCGTCGGAAAACGCCGTACTGTTCACGAAGGTCGATGATGACGGAGGACATTTCCGGATTGACCAGATAGCCGCCAGCCGAGTTGGTGCCTTCGTTCTGGGAGAGAACCTGAACGCCGTGGTCGTTACACCACTGCTTTGCTCGCTCGCTGCCCTTCGCCGCCAGAATCCACATGCCGGACTTGTAGGCGTCCAGCTTGGCTTCCGGACCTTTGAAGTGTTTCGGAGTCGAGAACCCCAGAGGGAATCGGATCTCGTCCTTTTTCTCTTTTTCGAGCTTCTGCGACCCGCCACCAATGGGAAGATTATTCTCATTGGAGCGTTTGAGAAGCTCCTTTTGAGCCTTCAGAATCTCCTCTTCGCGGGCGATGGCCTTGGCGAGTTGTTCGCGGTCGGCCTTCAGCCCCTCGTACTTGGTGGATTCCTCGGCAGAAAGTTCCAAGCGATTTTCTGTCGCCACCTTGTCATTGATGTCGGCCATCAATTTGACAATCGCGGCATCACGATCCTGCAACTCTTGCAGTCTGTTCATTGCCCTAGCTCCTTGGTTGTTGCCGGAGGAGCAGGGCCAAAACGAATTAAGCCGGATGCAAACCACCGGCATGATTTAGTGAAAAACCATGCGAGTGATTCGCACCCGGCTTACCGGACGAATCGCTGTTCTCAATCACCTATCGATGGGATAACCCGGAATCGGCAAGAGAGCGAATTTCAAATTGTGTATGCGGGATTTCTCCCACTGGTCAGATTATCAGATCATCAGATAATTTCGTCAAGCCCTTTTTGAAAGCTGGCTCCGAAGCTCTGCCAATTCCTTTGACGGAACAGAGTCAGAAACGCGGATAGAGCTGGACTTCATTGCCGGATTGGTGACGATGCTCGACTCGTCCAGCCAGCCCTTTTTGACCACCACGGTCGGCTTGTCCTTTTTCGTTTTTCCTTCTTCGATGTCGATGTCGTCAATCGAGAATCCGATGGACTGGCCCCGAACATCACCAGAACTTGCCAGTTCGACGGCATCCCTTCCAGCCGTGGTATCGTTCGGCCTGAATGTAACGTAGAGACCACCGTTGCGGTTCTCCAGTGTCATAGAGCCGTTTTTCTGACGAGAGATCGGCTGACCCCAATCGTGATGCAGAAGCCCCTGAACATCACCGGCCTTCAATGATTCGTCGAAGGCATTCGGTTCAATCCTGAGTTTGAAATCGCCCCTGTCGGCCACGTCGGACCACATCAAGGCCCATCCTTCCAGTTGTTTCAATCGGCCCATCAGGCCACCTCCGATCTTGCCTTTGATGCCTGGTCATCCAGTCGCTGAAGCTGCTCTTTCAGCTTTGCGGCAACTTCGGTTTTGCTGCCCGCTTCCGCCTGCGCCAAGCGGTCTTGCAGGCTGGTTCGATGCCCGTTGATGATTTCAGACAGCGTTATTTTGTCATTTGAGTCGGTCGTGAGCCGCATGATTTCCCCTTTCAGATTCCAATTGCCTCAACAATGTCCAAAGCCCGAGAATCCCATTTCTCAGTGACACCGGAAACCGATTCCGTGAGCTTGTCCGCTGGGCATTCCGTTGCCTGCAAAATTGCCTGAAAACTTCCTGAGAAGTGGTTTTTCACAGAGCTTTCCAGCTTTTCGAGAGACTTTTCGCCCATCAGGTCCATTAACTCACAGAGCGGTGTCAGCTTCTCAATCATTCGCTTCTGATGGTCAGCGTGAAACGATTCGAGTTTGCCTGTGAAATCCTTGGCGTTGTGGCTCAGCTTGTTGGTTTCCGAGACTTCCCACCGCAAGAGTTTTCCGATCTCAGAGAGAATCATCAGTCGGGTTTTTGCCTTCGCTTCGCTGTTCTGCTGCCCCTGTGGCCGCTGGTCTGGAGACGGAGAAGCAGGCACGTTCGGTTTTCCGAGGTTCGGATCTCCCGCCATTGAGAGTTCAACGTAGGCCGCATTGAAGAATCGCTTCTCGCCACCACCTTCCCCACCAATGGGGTCCATGTCCTCATATTCCCTGATCTCGTCGGCAGACAGAACGCCCAATTCTCGCATTCCGCGATACCAAATCATTCTGGATTGATTGTCGCCCCTTAGCAGACCTTCCACGTTGAATTTGCAGAAGTATCGGCCACCGGCAGGCAGAAGCGACGAATCAAGAGCCGTCTCCACTCGCCGAATCCAAGGCAACATCGTGTACATCAGGAACTCAAGGGACTGATGCTCAATGTTGTTGTTTGTGGACCGCTCAAGATCCCCGATCATGTGCAGTGGAACACGATAGACAGAGGCAATCTCCCGCTTTGTCATCTTGCGGGTTTCGAGAAACTGAGAATCTTCCGGGGGGATCGAAAGAACCTTGATTTTCAGCCCCAACCCCAAAACGGCTGTTTTGTTGTGGTTGCCTTTACCTGAATACTTATCGTCCCACTGCTTCGCCAGTTCGTTCCTGTCGTTGATCGAAAGTTTCTGATCGGTTTCCAAAGCAACTTTGGGAATTCCGGCATTGCCGAAGAACGAAGCCCCGAAATTCTCAGCCCCCATATCGAGACCGATGGTCTCTCGCATATAGGCAATCGGATTCAGTCCTACCAGACCATCCCCGGAAGTCATTCCGCGAATGTGGAGAATCTCGTCGATGGTGTAAACCTCATGCTGCCCCTGGTCATCAACCACATCGTAGTAATATTTCTTGGTCTCCCGGTCCTGCCTCATCGTCACCTTATCGGGGTGCAACGGCATCAACCACGTGACAGCCCCATATTCACCGGGAACTTTTAGCGAATAATGATTCCCTCGCGTTGTTAGGTGATTCATCACCAGTTCGACCCACTCGAAAGAGGTCATCCACGGATTAGGCTGCTTCCCGAGAATGTTGAAAACGGAAAGATTTTCGGCTTCAACACGTCCGCCTGACGGTCTCTTTCGATAAACCTTCAGTGGCATGATTGCCAGAGTCTCGGAAAGAACCTTCACGCACGCCATCACGGCGGAAACCTTCAGAGCGTTGTCCGAATTCACGGAATGCCCCGCTGCGGTTTTGTTGCCGTTCCAATCGTTCCACCATGCGGAAATCGGGTTGTATCCGCTCGAAAGTTTCTGCGGTCTCAATGCCGTTGCCAGAAGCCCCATTTATTCTTCCACCTTTCCGGGAAGGAAATCGAACAAGAAACCCAACCCCAAACAGACAATACCGGACGCCACCAGGGCCAATCTGTAATCAAACAGAGATAGCCCCAGCAGAGTCAGCGAAGAACCAATTCCGTAAAACAGTCGATCCATTTAGATAAATCCAAGCATCTCTTTAGCCGTGGGAGTGTATTCGTGTTCACCCTCAATGATTCTTCCAAGGGCCATCAGCAAAGCCACAATGCCGTCAATCTTGTCCGATGACTTCCCTTTGTCAGGTCTGATGTTGTCGTTGGAATCCGGCCTGACGGTCACATTCCCGGCCATCCATTCAAGAACCGGATTCCCGCCATGTTCGATCTTTCGTGAGGCCAACAGCTTTTCGAGGTGTTTACATGGGCCTGTGAAGTTCATCAGCGTCTGCCTGAACTCGATCAGCTTTTCATAGTCGAACCCCGCAGCCTGAAGCATTTGCACAACCACGTTTGCAGGTCCGTGGGGATCGTAGGCGATTTCCTGAATGTCGAACTTCATGGAAAGATCCATGATGCGATTGACGACGTACTGGTAATCTGTCGTGTTCCCTTCCGTTTCCTCAATGACTCCTTTGGATGCCCAGTTCTTCACCTGCCGTCGATCCTGCTCACCACGCTTGTCGTGTGGCTCTTTCGGAATGAAGAAATACGGCAGAACCTTGTAAGATCCCTCTCCAGTCGGAAACACCAACACCAGAGCATTCACGTCACGAGTGGAAGCCAGATCAAGACCTACCCAACAACGCCGCCCATAAAGTTCTTCTTCATTCACCGCCCCGGCACATCGCCGCCACATCTCCATTGGGAGCCAACGGACCTCTTGTTCTGTCCATTGGTCCAGATGCTTTCTGCGGAAGTTGTTCTGCGCGTCTGGGAATTCCATCGCTTTCCGGCAGAGGTCTTCAAGGTAGCTTTTCTTGAGGCTGATCCCGAGATTCGGATTAGCCTTCCACCAGGTCTGAGGATCGGTCCAGTCGTCTTTCTGTTCGGCGCACGCAACAAACCCAAAATGTGAATCATCCTGAAACCCGTACTGAAGGATTCTTTCCGTGTACGTGTGCTGTTCCCAGCAGATCGATGATTTATCGAAACCCGCCGTCGTGATGGCCGCAATCATCGGCTGACGCCTGGCACCCATACCAGTCAACAGAACGTCCCAGAGATGTCGGTTTTTATGGGCGTGCAACTCATCCACGATGGCCCGGTGAATATTCAGACCATCAAGGCTGTCATAGTCGCTGGAGAGAGGCTGAAACGTGCTGTTCAGGCGATTGCAGACAATCGAACCTCGCAACGGCTTCACCAGATGCGTCAGCTTCGGCCCAATCGTCTGCTTGGCATCGGTAAACAGAATCATTGCCTGATCCCGCTTCGTTGCAGCAGCGTACACCTCAGCCCCTGCCTCGCCGTCAGCAATCAATCCCTGATTTCCGATCCCGCTGGCAATGGTTGTTTTCCCGTTCTTTCGAGGGATCTCAATGTAGGCTGTCTGGAAGCGTCTCACGCCACCCTGTGCGCGTTTCATTTCACGCATCCAACCGAACATCGGAGCGATAACAAGGTGTTCCTGCCAGTTCGCCAGATCCATCGGCTTCCGCGCCCATTCCCCTTTCCAGTGTCTCAGCAGTCCGAAGAACTTGACGTTCCTTTGGGCTTCGTCCTCATCCCAGACGAGTCCTCGCTGGTGACCTGTCCGCAAATCTTCCATCTGGCGACGAATCGCAGCGCGCTCAATCTCTGACTTCGGCCTCTCGTCATCTTCGAGAGCCTGCAAAGCCATCAATCGGGAATCAATCGCTGCCGAAACCATCAGGAAGCAAGCCCAAAGAGAAGCGTATCAGTTTCGTCCTCGTCCGGGTTTTCATTCCCGGCCAGTCCTGTCCGTGCAATCGCCGTCATTCCGTACTGTTTACAAATCGTGTGAATCTGCTTCCATGCGGTGTTCTTGGCCCCCAAAGCCGGATTCTGCATGCACCCCTTTTGCGTCTGGAGAGTGATTCCATTTTCTCGAACGTCATCTAGTGCCATGACATAAATCTCGATGGACTCGCACAGCAGACGCATCGAAACGCCGTCCAGATCGGTGATGTAACCTGCCGAGAACAACAGTTGCGTAATCGTGTGCCACTGTGCCTGAGCAGCAGGAGACATATCCGGAGGCATGGGAGGAATCGAGACAGCCAGAGGAACCGTCTTGTGTCGAGACGCCCTGTATGTCCCGTCCTTCTTGTGCTGTTTTTCGTTCTTCTGTTTCGCCATCTCACGTTTCCACGTCCACGGTTTCGCTCACGACAGATTCAGCATCGCTCCTGTCTGTGACGACATTCACAACATGCCCCTGTTCAAGCGTGACGACCATTCTTTCTACGCCAGCCATATCGATGCCCATCGCTTCGGCGACAGTATTCCAGACGTTACGATCCTGAACCTGTTTCGTTTTCTTGCTCATTTCGCTGCTCCGTATTTCGTTAAATCCTCATTGGTCTTGATCGTGTGGCATGTCCTGCACAGTGACTGAAGGTTTGAAACATCCAGCCTTCTTTCTGGTGCAACATGGACGGGAATGATGTGATCCACGATTCGCGCCGCAACAATCCATCCCTTCGGCTTGCAACCGACACAAATGGGATTGTCCTGAATGAAGATGTTTCTCAGTTTGTTCCATTTCGTGTCATACCCTCGGTCAAATGAATTGCGTCGGTCGTCTCGATTGGCGACATGTCCTTTTCTGTGGTGGCGTTGGGGAGCGTTAGGCATCAACTCACCCTCTCCACGATGTCCACACTCGGGAAGAACGCCAGATCCTCGGAATACAGATCAACATCCGTGATATAGGCGTTGTATTGCGTGTCGAGCCGCAGACCCAATGAACCCTGAGCAGTCCCGCGATATGAGTTTGTGCCAGTCACTCGCGTCAAAGCGATTCCGTCGCCATTCGTAACCACGAGCCAGAACTCACCCTCTCCGGTCCACGTTCCGTTCCCGGTTGACCCGGAAAGCTCGAAGGTATTGGCCGTCTTGTTCGCCACCGTCCAGACTTCGCGATTCGCTGCCGTGTTCCCCTCGGCGAAACGCACAAGAACCTTGTCTCCGTTGCTCAATCCGTGACCGGCACTCGTCACCACCATCGGAGAAGCGTTGGATAACCCGGTGATAAGATTCTCGTCGTCCTCTTTCGCGTAGACGATATCTACCTCAAGATCGGCATCGTAAACGGCAGATGGTGCAAGCGATGCCGTCCCGTAAACGACGAGATCGCGAACCTCAACAATCGTGTCATTCTCGACAAGGATAATCATTGAATTGTCCCCACGTTGCTCGCCTGGAATTTCGGGAAGCTCGACAGACGAGACGTTTGAAACTTCGGATAGAAACTGAGTGTTGCCCTGAACTCGTTCCCGGAATAAAAGCCTGTCCAGCCTTTGCCGACGGATGCCCTTTGAATGGCACCAATCCCTCCGGCAGGAAGAATCGATCCTGACAATGTGCAGTTGTATCTACGGACCCTGTTATCGATGCTCATGCGTTCGCGTACTCCTGTCTCGTGAACGTGATGCCATCGTCAGAAATTGGCTGTTCAAAGACTGCTGTTCCCGCTTCGTTGTAAATCGTGCGGGTGTCAGCCGTGACCGTGTGTTTGTTCCGTTCGGTCATGTAGAGGAATGACATCGCCTGCGCCAGTGTCGGACTTGCTGCGGGAAGAGTTGTCAGCTCGGTGCAAGTGACAGTCCCGAGAGAGGGAGACTGCTCCAGAGCATTGGTCGTGAATCGATAAACCGACCCATCGAGTTCGATAGCCGTTGCCAAGTGATCCGTCACGGTTTTAATGGCCGCAATCGCGGTATCCCCGTTGTCCGTGAAAACCTGAACTGTGGTTGGAATCGCACCAGTCCCAATGAAGGTAAATCCGATCAGGTCGTAATTCGTTTCAGCCTGTGCGGGAGCATATGTGTGATATCCGTTCCCCTCATGCGTGCAGGCACCAGAACTGACAGACCCGATAGCCTGAGTCCCGGCGTCGCCAGTCACGTAAACAGTGACAGAGCTTGTGAAAGCCGAACCATCGGAGGCACTTACCATCTGACAGCCGATTTTCTGGGATGCGGTGTTCTTCTTCATTTGGCTTTTGCCTTCACGATCTGATTACTGTTAATTGCCCACGCTGCCTTGAATCCAGACGGAGCGGCAGTTGCTGGACTTCCTCCAACAGGGGCTGAACCGACTGAACCTGATCCCACTGCCATAAATCACAACTCCGCATCGAAAAGGAGAATGGTGTCGGTCCCGAACTGGAGAGAGCAGGGGTTGCCGCTGGTCCCTGTGAACGATGTTCCCGCTGTTGCCGTGATGAGATATTGCTCACGGTTGTAAGCAGTGATTCCCATCGTGAGGGCGCCGCTGATCGTCTGCTGTGCAGCCGCAACGAAGTCGTAAATGCCAAGCTGCTTTGAACCCGGTGCAGTCGCTGAATATCCGGTGATGTTGTGCGAACCTGTCGGAATGATCCGTTTGCGACTCTTGAATGGAAGGAAGTGCGTTCTTCGCTGGTTCGTGCCGTTGTTGAAGCCTGTGAGGTAGCATGTCGCCCCCTCAGCAAAAACTGCTTCAAGGTATTCGTAGCAAGCGTGTTTTTCAGACTCGGCAATGCGTGGATACCACGGAACAACGCTGGAGCCACGACCGAGGAACGGGCATTCAAACTGGAATGTTGCACTGGACGAAATGAAATCCTCTGTCCAGACCATCCAAATCAGGTTATTGCACGAACTGGAGACAGCCCCCGAAACTGAGATGTCTCCCCAGGTGTTCGCTGTGGCCGCTAGTTGAGCAGTCCCGACAAGCGTGAGAGTTGTGCTGTTGAAGAAATTACCCGTCGTGAATGTGCTACTTGACCAGTTGTTCACCACGTCCGAAGTGACTGAATCCGCCGTTCCCGTCCATTCGAGGAGTGCAATGCGGAGGTTCTTGGTTTGGGAGCATTTCAGGCGGGCCTGCGCTATCATCGTTTTGCCGCGCATGGGGAACGAATTCGCCACACTAACGATCTGGCACCCGGCGTATCTGGCATTTCCGCCAGAATCGTTTGAGATGTAGAACGAGTACCGATTCGTACTGCCAGTCTGACGACTCACCAACCCGCTGGAAGCGGAGGTCAGCAGATAGAACCGGTCTGGACCCATATAGGTATCATCAGCCACTGAGACACCAGTCAGCGGGTCAACCATTCTCTGACAGACTTCCATCGCCCCGTTAATCAGCAGATTGTGATACTGCTGTGACAGGTCGGGAATGTCGGAATACACCAAGGCTCGATAAGTCGGAGGAGCATCAGAACCGCTCGTCGGACCTGCATTGACAGTATTCGCCACCTGATCGGCTGTTGATTGGTTGATCCAAGACCATGTGAGGCTTCCGCTTCCGACCGTGACAGTATTCGCCGTCTGGAGCCAGATTGAATCTTTCTGGCTGGTCCCTTCCGAGACCGTCACCAAAAACTGACTGATAACAGCCCCGGCAGGCATCAAGGGATGAGGATCAGGCGCACCAGATGCCTTCACGATCCAGACCCGACGATCAGCCGCCGTCGATTGGTTCGGGGTGAACACGATGTCTCCTGTGGCCAGAGTGACACCGTTGAGCGTGTCACCATTTTCGAGGTCAGTGGCCAGCGTCACGCTGGACGTTGCCAGCACTCGCGCCTTGATGTTCGTAACCTGATCCCCGAAATGACTCGCCAGAGGCGTCAGCATCACTGTGGACGTGCCAGAGAGGTTAATCAGCGAACCGGTCGAACTGGAGACAAGAACCCTCGTCAGCGTTGTTCCCGAATGCGTGTAGAGACCATAGCCCTCTTCCCACGAGGAACCGTCTCCGGATTCTATGGAATAGGCAAACACCTTGCCGTTATCGGTCGATCCGAGAGCCTGGTACTGAGTGGCAGCAGAACCAAGGGTGATTGTCCCCGTTCCTGTCGTGCTGGTCGTCTGCTTCGCTCGAAACTTGAAACTTGTCATATTTCCGCAACCAATAAAAAAAGGGGCTGTGCGTTAGCACCAGCCCCCTAAGGCTGCGAAAAGTTAGGGCATTTCTCAGGGGTTAATTACTCCCCTTATGCCTTGTGTGGCCGATGCTTTCACATCAGCCCCTGTGTCTTTTAGCTCATGTTCAACCTTACGAAATCACTCACTTACGTCCAGACTGCTTTGATTCCTTGGCGGGAAGCTCAATCTTGTAAGCTGGAACAACGCAACTCCTGCCATCAATTGCTTTCATGGACTTCTTTCCAACTGTGACCCATCCAACTTGAGAAAACTGCCTGATAAGTTCCCTGACTTTCTTCACATCCATTTGCAATTCGCCGCACAGTTCCTGAGTCGAAAGCCCATCGGATGACGGACGTTTTCCGTTGTGCAGCCTTTCCAGTTCCTTCCGCAGATTCTCAATATCCACCATCAAAACACCAGTTTTTTAACAGGCTTGTGATCGTTCAAAATGTGATCCATCACCGTCTCGTATGTCGGGTCGGATTCGTTGCAGTAAATCGGGACTGCGAAGTGACAGCCGCGATTCTTGCTGAACACGACAAACTGTTGGGTCGGAGGTTCGTACTCGCACGCCAGCCTGATTCCGTAGGCGGAATGCCCGATCAAACTGCCATTCGCAACAAAGTGACCGAGAAAGGCTTTCGTGTGCAGATGGCCGAAGATATCCAACTCGGCTTTGAATGGAGACTTGTCCCAATTGGCCTTTTTCTTGTTCGCTGAGATTGTGAATCCACCAACCCCGCCATTGAACTTGATCCCTGTTCCGTGATGGCATCTCACCAGCCGACCATAGACCTGAATGTAATTGTGGTCTCCCTCGCAGGTGAGCCACATTACCCGATGATCCTTGCGGTAAAGCTCCTTCAGATCCTCGTACATCATCCACTCGTAACTGTTCTTGGCGGATGACTTGATTCGTTCTTTCGGTGATGTTCGCGAGTGGTTTCCGTGAGTCGTCACACAGATGATCCGCTTGATGTATCGAGACTTCTTTCTCAAGATCAGGTCGATAACCGCACAGATAAGCTGTTTGCCATAGCGTGCAGCTTCCGGCGGTGTCATGTTGTTCGTTTCGAGCAATTCTTCGTGGATGTACCCTGTAATGATGTCGCCCAGAATCATCAGGTAAACAACCTTGGCCATCGGGCAATAACGATCCAGATATTCCAGTATCTTCCAAGCCACCCGCCTGACCCGCTGTTCCGCAATCTTGGTGTTGAATTCGTTGAGGTAGTTTACCGTTTGCGGCGCAACATCCTCCTCGATGTGCCAGTCCGACAGCACAGCGAATGCCGTTGCCTGAGTGCCTGATTTCTTCTGCTCCTCGTCCCATCTGAATATCTTTTCTCCGAGTGCTGAACCTTCGCTAAATCTGCTTCTCTGTTCGGCTTCCTGAACCTCTGACAGAGCCACTTTCAGTTTGTTTTTGACGGTCGCCAGTTCTGCTTTCAGACGCTCGTTTTGCTGCTCAAGTTGCAGCATTTCCTTGAATGAGTGAACCTCTTCGGCGGAAGGCGATTTGGCCATCACTCAAGCTCCTGTTTTCTCCATCCGAGTTGAATCAATGCCTTGGCGGCATCAGTCGCGAACTGAGTAATAAAAGCCTCATCAATTCGCCAGTCAGCCGCGTGAAGCATCTCGTGTATCGTTGTGTCCAGGGTTTCTTCGTCTGACATTCCTTCCCTGATTCTGATCTTTTTTCCTTTCGCAGACGGGTCGTCACACCAGCCCCTTGCTTGCCGTCCGTCAGGCAATCGCCGCAGACTCTTGCAGAACAGCAATTCCCAGTGGCGTGACAAAATCGTGACGATAATCCCATGTTGCGCCATCACTTCTCCGATATCGGAACTGGAATGGAATGCCCGTCAAGAACTGTCTTCGCTTCAATGTCTTGCTTCTCTCGGTAGAGGATCAATGCGATATTGGAGAGGCAGGCGATGTCCTTCAGGTCGTCTTCAATCGAGTCGTGATTCAAGCTTCCGTTTCGGATGTAGCTCCTAACCCGCCGCATCTTCTCGCCAATCCTGAACGCTGGGAGCCACCATTCTGGAAGACCGAACTCGGCAAGATCCCGCATATTCGCGAGTGGATCTGCACTTGTGCCGTAGTCGCCCGCTTTGGACTGATGCAAAGCCCAGAACTCGTCCAAGTGAGCCTTAAACATCGGATGCCCGCTCATACGCCCCACCTCCAAAAGTTCCCGTCATCGTCGCGTTCGATATGGACTACCGGAATGACACAACCCGGCTCGACGTTTGGCAGATCAGGATGGTAAATTTTCAGAAGCACGCAACACCGCGAAAACGAGAATTGCGAGTCAGTAATCACGCAGTCTTTCGGAAGCCCCAGCATCTCTTTCAGGAGTCCGGGAGTAATCATCAAGATTCCTTGTTTTTCTTTCATACATCCCCCTCCGTCACCAGTGACCTCGACTCTTGCTCCGCTGCCTGATGCCAGCGAACAACCTCCGAGAACTGATCGAACACCGGAATTCCCAGCCTTCTCGCTTCCCGGCATTCCTCATCGGCACCGACTGAAATACCGGGTAGCCGCCAAACCGCATTGCATCGCGGGAGAATGGCTTCAATGTCCAGCCGCATCCATTCCCGATGCTGTCTTGGTCGCGTCATCTCCATGAAGCAGGTGAGATGCGGGCAGTGAGCGTAGATACCAGCGTCCAGCAGTTCGTTTGCTGCATCGATGGCAAGCTGGACATTGCGAAACTGCGAGCCAACAGAAATCGGACCCGATATGTAAACCAGCTTTTTCACCGCTACCCCCTCTTCCGTTCAATCTGCTTGGCAGAGGAATGGCTTTCCTTGTCGATGATTCGCAGCCAGTTGCGGCCTCGTTTCAGATCCTTCCGCCGCATTTCTTCCCTCAGTTCTCTGTCTGACAGTTTTTCGTGACACAAGCGACACCTCACACCGAATTCGCACGGCACAGGCAAAGCCGCCAACCGTCCGCATTCGGTGCAGATCATTGCTCCCTCACAATCTCGACTACCTTCGTCGTGGTCTGCAGCCACCCGGACCGCAAACCCAATCACTCGCCTGACTCTCTTCAGTTGGTAAGGATTCCTTAACAACTGATTCCGTCGATCCAACTGTCAAGGAATCCTTGATAGTTGCCTCCGCAATCTTTCCCTGTGACAGTTTCAGCGTCCCTGACAGAGATTCAGGACCGATCCAACCCACTTTCATCCACGAACCATCATTCGCGTTCCAATGAAAGCAAGGGACCATCTGGACCCATTCCGGAGGGGCTTTGAACTGGAGTTTGAAATCGAGCTTCTCCCGTTCTGATTCCGGGAGATTTTCCCAATAATCCTTGACCGGAACGCAACCCGAGCAACCATCCATCACGTAAACCGTGATGAGTGTCTTTTCGAGAGGGGGGGCTTCACCGGAGGGAACAGCGGGAGGTTCGGACTGCTCAACCTCCGGTGAAGCGTCGGGAAGGTTCGCGGGCGGGAAGTTTGGTTGCGAGATGACGCAACCGGAGAGGATCAAACTGAGAATCAGAATGAATTTCACGTTCAACCTCCATTCTCAAGAATCGCCTTGGCAATCGTCGGAACATCATTCAGACGCCCCTCGTCGAGGGCAGGCACCGCCAGCAATTTCGCTTCTCTGAAACTGATCGGCTCGCCGTTCTTTCGCTTCTGGCGCATCAACTGCCTTGCTGTGGTATTGATCGAAACAGGCTTATAGCCAAGCCCTTTCCCGGTGTAAGCCGTTGTTGCCAGATAGTGCGTCTCATGTGCCTTCTGCCACGCTGCCGCCTGTGCAGGTGTCGGATTCGGCTCAGGGTTCGGAGGAGCCGGAGGAACCGGCTTTTTGCACATGGCGATCAGTTGCCCGATGACCGGCAACAGGGTTATCAGAATGGTGAAGTCAAAGCCCACCAATCCAGCGTTTGAAACGGCGGTATTGAACCGATTGGCCTGACTCTTGAGATAAGCAGGAACTTGCATTTGTTTTCCTTAGGCTGGCACTGGAACGAAATCGCCCGGGAGTTCTCCCACGACATGCACGTAAGCATCACCGCGAAGAACAAGACCATCAGCAGACAGATAACAGGAACCGTTTCCGAATGGCCCCCAATTGAATCCCCAGGTGTTGGGCATTCGGTAGCACCATCGGGAGCCGAATTTCTTCATTCCGCAGAGATGAACGGAATGATTCGCATATTGGCCGCGTGCAGCAGAAACCCCGTTGCTGTCAAACCTCTCGAAGTTCCCGTCAACAGCAACGCCACACTGGACGATAAAACCCATTTGCAAAGCTGTTGCGACTTCGGTAACGGTGTCCACCGGATAAGCCAGGGGAGACTGTCGAGTGAGTGCAGTTTCCTTGACTGTGGAAGGAATCTGGCTCATGAACAGCTTCGGGTAATTGAATTCGCTTTCGAGCGCATGGCCGTACTTGGCAGCAGACTCCATCGCGTCGAGGATCATTGCCCCGCCGTCCTGCCCGCCATTGATATGAGCGTAGGTAAAAGACCCGCTCAGTCGCTCAAACGGCAAGCCGCGAAGGACACGGATTTTCATTTCCGCTGCCGCTTCCGAATACCCCACGCATCCTGATGAATTGAATTGATTCAGCACGAATTCTGGCTTATGGAATTCGGGGTAATCAACGTCAATCCACTGGCTTTCAGGGATCAGTGAAAGCCCTTTTTCAGCCAGCAAACTGCCGAAAGATTTCATCAGCTTGCGACGTGCCAGATTCCCGGCAGTCGGAGGAAGCAGACCAAGTTTCCGCTCTTCACCGTTGTGGTCAGTGTAACTCACTGTTTCTTCCTCCAGTGTTTCGCGATGAGCTTGTTCATCGTCTCCCTGTCATTCGGTGTTTTCTGCTGCGTCAGAACTTTTTTGTTCTCTGCATTGAGCAACACCGTGCAGGGAAGAGAGCCAACCTTGTCGATTTGCTTCTGATAATTGGCAGCAGTTTCTGGGTTCGCGTCAACGTCCACAATCACCCATTTGTGGCCTGCATCACCGATTTCTCGCCAGTAGGAATAATCCTTCAGGAGAGCGGAGTTTTGAGGGGTTCGCTCCAATGACCGTTCCAGATTGACAATCCAGAGCAACGTATCCGCTTTACCGCCCGTTTCTCCACCGTTCGGAGGTGTCAGGCAACCAGCCAGAAGGAACAGGAACAGAACTGCAAATCTGCTTTTCAGGAGTCGCATCATGCCCCCTTCGATGCGTCTTTGAAGAGGCTGATAATCCCCGCCAGAACCTTCACCAGCAACGCCCGCAACACTTCGAGGATTCCGCTCCCGTCACCGGTTTTGCTCATTGATGCATAGGCAATTGCCGCACCAATGGAACCGTACAGAAGGCCATTGACGCCCCAGGCCGAATCGCCAATCGCTCCCAGAACGTGAGGCTGGTAGCTCGAATACAGCAACGCCCCCGCGCCCCCGGCAAAGTAAGCCACCAGAAACTGAAGCAACGCCCACAAAAAAGACTTCCAATCAATTCCCATCATTTTCTCCTGAGTTATCTGTATTCTTTTCCCGGTTCAGTTCCACAATCAGGATCGTTCCACAGAACAAAACCCCGATCCAAAACTGTGGCATGTATCCCTTAAGTTGTGGCAACGCCCTGATAATCGCTTCGTTGTATGTCGCGACAGTCATCGCTACCGCTGCCATTCCCGCTTTCACCATCGCCACCGACCATTCCCACCAGTTTCGTTGACCCCGCTTTGTTCCCCTTTTCTTCCGAGGCTTTTCGACCTCAAAAGGAGACGGGACTTCGACCGGAGGCAGATCAATCATCAACGCCGGTTTCTCGGTCAGGGACTTCTTCGGAGGAACTTTCTTTTTCCCTGGCACCATGTCTTTTCCCCGCCTTGATGACTTCCGAAACGACCATCGCCCAAGAGAGAATCACCAGCAAAACGAGTATCGATTTGCCAAGGATCTCCATGAACCGCCTCACTTTTGTGGACTTCCGATAGGCTTCCCGGTATCAGGAATCCGGTTGATGACCTGTTGGCACTGGCAGGCTGTTTTCGCTGAAGGGAACAGGCCAACCCTCTCCTGAAAAACGGCACCGACGATAAACAGGACGATCCCAACCAGTATTGGATTCGCGTCAATTTTCAGGGTCTTACTGGCATCTTCCGTAGACAAGGACCACCTCCCCCCATGTTCCTACGCGGGCTTTGACCCCCGCTGGTTTGTTGGCTGCATCGCAACCCTTGTTTCCAAGATTCCCACCTTCTGTGCTAATTGATGGTGGTCATCCTTGGACTCGGTAATCGTTTTCCAGATTTGCGTTCGATCCCGCTGAGATTCCCCGCAAAACGAAGCCAGCGAGGTATCTATCCTCGCCAGCGTCCTTTCAACCTTGATAAGGTAAGCCACAGCCCCCGCGAGCAATGCAAGGATGGAAATCACCGCCCCAAGGTCTACCTGCATTGCTCACCCCGATAACGAAAAAAGCCCGCGAACCTCTCGAAAGAGATTGCGGGCCTATGTCTGGTCCCAGTGTTTATAAGTTGTCCGACCGTTTAAGTTTCGTTCCTTACGTTCGATCCGTCAACCCCAGCCTTGAAATCCAGCCTCGGAAGAGCCGACCAACTGACTATTCTGCCATCAATAATCGCGACTTCCACGACAGCCCTTCCGAATCCGTGTTGACGGACCAACGCCAACGCATCTCTCAGAGATTGATGAATCTTCTCGGAATCCTGTTCCGTGCGTGCCATTCCATGCCTCTTTGAAGAGGCCGTCCCCACGACGAAGAATAGATTATCGCTTATTCGGCGGGTGTCAATGCCGGGAGAGATGCTGCCCCTCTCATTGACAGATCATTGCTGCCGTCACTGACACAACCAGAGCAGCAATCAGCACCGCAATGAGCGTCACATTGAACCACATTGGCACATCATCTGGCGGTTCTGGCCGATGTTCGTTCTCCAGGTATTTTCGGAACGCAATCCACCTCTCTCGTCTCGGCTTGTTCCAGTAGTCGTTCATTTCCCCTTCAGTGCCGCAAGTCGGCGTTTTGCTCGCTCGATTATTTTTGGTGGGTAGTCACCGTTTGTATTCTCAGCCCTAATTTTCTCAAAATAGATCAGAGAAGACCCCAGTCCAATCTCGTCCAGCCACTCCCTCAGCACCTCGATTGTCCAAAATGGATTCCTTCCATCCGATTCTTTCAACTTTCTTTTCAACTCCTCGATCTTCGCTTTGTAGTCAGTCATCTATTTCCCCTTCCCTTTCTTCAAATCTCGAATCACATCCCGCAGCAGGTCTCTTTCCTTGGTCGTCTCTTTCAGCAGGTTTGCGATGTAATCTTCCGTGTACTTCAGACCTCTCAACTCTCCCGGCAAACCATTCTTCCAAACGAAATACGTCCTGCACTTATCATCGACAATCCATTCCGCAAGCTCGTGTCTCACCGCAATAACACGCTGAGACTTCACGCCACGGTGATACGCGACCCAGTGTGTGATTCCGAGGACTGCTCCGAATATCAGAAAAGTTATCTGCTCGCTCATTCCCCCTCCAGTCGAAACTTCGGAAGCGGGCCGAAGATTGCGTGCAGGTTCTCACCTAGCCACAAAACATCGTTGAGCCAGATCCCCAGCGGCATTCCTGACATGTCCCAGTATGCCTTTCCGATACACTGATCTCCATTCTTGTTAACCACCAGATACCACTCATTATCAACCAGATCCTCAGGTTTCACTCTGGGAAGCGTTGGCGGGGTGCGGGTGTTCCACTGAGACACAGCACCTTCCCGGTCAGGTCCAACTGGACCAGCACCTCCGCACTCGCACCAGACATGCGTCACAGTCGCTTCTGGATCGTTCCAGAACTGAGTTGATGGATATGAGTCAAAATCCAAGCCATCACCACCGCAGAACGGGCAGGGTTTCAGTTCGCTCATGTGTAAAATCTCCCTCAGAATCCCGCGAGCATCAGGTCGCGGATTGTTTCAGCACTCTTGATTTCATGTTCTCTGAATCTCGCAGGAATCAGCAGCACATCCATGGCCCAGTTCACATTTCTAATGTCCGCCTCAAGAAAGATGTTGCGAAGAATCCCCTTGTAGAACTGAACCTCAATCCCATTCCTCGGCTCGCCGTTCGCGTCAGTCAGTGCCATCACTCCCCCTCCCCGCACAGTTCGATGATGCGTCGGCAGTCCGGATCTTCCGTTGCCCACTCACGAATCTCCTGCATGGCTCCATCCTTTGACGCAATGAACTTTCTTAGCAGTCTCTCAGCCTCCTCCGCCCGCTTCCGCTGGGCTTCGGCGTTTGCGATTGCAGACTTGAGCATGTCTCGCAGACGGTGAATTCTCCGCACTACACCGAACTCGATTTCCTTCCCTTCAAGCCAATTCTCAATCGCATCAATCTCACCCATTTCCGGCAGGGTGCGGAGGGCGAGAAGCTCTCGGGCCATCCCGATCGCCTCGGTTGGCGTTAGTGTGTCAGCAACTTCGACTCCGATCATGCCACTCAACTCTGTCAGTCGCTCATTCGTCAGCATCACCATCTCCCTCCAAAACAGAATTCAATTCAATAGAATGCAAAGCCTCAGCTTCCTCTCTGAGTTCTCTGGCACAGACCCCACAGTGTTCGTGTTCCTTCAGCCCCATCGACTCAAAGGAACTTGGCTGGTCGTGACAGTTGCATGGACAGGCTTTGCGAATAGCGAGCAGTTCTCGTGCAACGTCCGCAATGACGCACAAGTCGAACATCTCCGGCGTCTCAATAATCTGTTCAAGGTCATTGATATCGATCATCACTCACCGCCTTTCTTAATGTGATTTGTTTTGGTCCAGTGCAAGGATTGTTTTGTCTGTCTCTGCGTCTCATATATCCGCAAATCCGACAGCACTCTCCAGGGATGAGTGATTCGGCAAAGTGTCCCCAGACATGACCATCGACAACCCCAGTGACAGTGAAAGGAATGATCCCAGATGCCGACAAAATCACATCTCCAGGTTTTGATGTCCGTATTCCGTCAACGTCCATCACTCACCGCCTTTCAAATCTTGGTTTTTACGCACCGAATCAACGCATCTTCGGCAGCATGCATTCCTACACCTGTTCCGCATCCCCTTCGTTTTTCGCATGGGTTTGGAACCCACTCGCTAACGCATTTTCCGGCAGCGTCAACAATGTCCAGAATCAGGAGCAGTTCATCTTTCGGAATGCTGTGGATCACCCCGAATTTAATGTCTCCGCGAAGTCTGCAGCTAATCGCAGCAATCACCGCTGGGGGAATGATTTCATCTTCTTCAATCATGTTTCACTCACGCTCCCTTCTCGCACTGACTCTGACCGCAGCACGCACTGCGGAGGATAGGTCAGTGCCTGTATAAGTTCCGCACGACAAAGTTATTTGCCACTCACCCGGAATGTACTCCAGTGAATAGAGGCCGTCCTTGATACACTCGATTCCCGCAACGGTCTCCAGGCAGGAGATGATGTTTTCTGAATGATCCCAGACAACCCTCCCGAGATTGGCAAGCCGTCCCTCAAGCACATACTTCGCTGGCCCTCTTGCTACCTCCACATCGGAAATAAATCCCTTCATCCGTTCCGCCAGTTCAGCCTTTTGCATTTCATTTCTCCTTTATTCAATCACCTCAACCCGCAACTCGATCCTCGGCCTGTCGGGATTCGCCACACCTGATCCGCCGTCCGTATTCAGCCAACAAAAGTGCGTCAGCAATCGCATGAGTCACCTTGATCTGTGGAAACAACTGCTGTGCGCGTCCCTTTGTGACGTTCTTGTCTCCCTTGCTCATGCACCCCATCGCCTTCTGCCACTTCTGGGGAGTAACCTCCTCGAAGGGGATTCCCAAGCCGATCAAGAGACCTCTAAGGAATCCGTAGGACTGGCCGAACTTGAAGGAACTGGCAACCCCTTGTTTTGGCATACTGTGGACCCTCTCCAGATAGGCGAACGCCTCTCCCGGAAGTCCAGAGAGATACTCCATGCAATCCTTCTCAGTCGCGTCCAGCTTGAATAAATCTGGTACTCCATCCGTGTCGATAACCGCGATTCCCCCGCTTGCTCCTGGGTCGATGCCGATGATTAGCATTGTGGTTGCTCCTTAAACCGCTTCAACAACTCTTGAGCATGCCCAACAGCATCAAATGTCGTAACGTCCTGATCTGAGGCGAAGATGATTCCCGCCCAGAACTTCAACCAAAAGTCATCCGGGACAACGAACCGCAACCGCCCCGTCTCGCCAGCCTCTGGCACCTTCGGCTTCGCTGTTTGCAGCTTTTCATGTGAAGACAGAATTTTGACTCCGTAGTCTTTCGCCCTCTCCCTGAGAAGATGAAGGCTTGTGCAACCAAATCCCTTGATCTGTAAAAAGTCTTCGATTGTTTTTTCTGCTAACTCCTCAAAGGAAGTTATCTTCATTCTCAGAAGTGTTTTTCTGCCTCTGACCCCAATAAGACCTGTAAAATCCCTCCACATCTCATCACGACTTTTCACAACCATCTTCGCTCCTCCCTTTCGTGTTCCAAAAAGTTCCGGCCCCCGGTGCGTCCTGCCGGGTGAGTGTTGACCTGTCATATCCTAGGCTGTACCTCACCCCCGAGGGTCGGAACACAACATCCATGCACTAAAAAGACTCCCATCCCTGCGAGACATCTACCGGTTTCTCTTGCCGGACATTCACCAGTTCCATCGTCATTGGATCGAAGATTGGCATCTTGCCACTCGTCCGGTCCTCTCCACCCTGAAGCTCCTGCATCGCCCGACCTCTCGCACAGTCGCAGAGGATCGTGACATTGGGCGCGTGAATGGTGTTTCCGTCAGAGGTCCGATAAGCCCCGATT